TCTTTTTTAAGGTAAGATTCCTGTTTACTCCCGTGGGTGGTTAAAGCATCTTCAAAAGCTTGTAGAATCACCGCTTGAAATAGTCTCTGTTCTGGAGACTTATTTTCATTTATAACTTCAACTGCAATATCAGTGCCCAAAATTTTTAACAAGCCTGGAGAATAACTCACGAAACTGCCTCTGTATAATTCTAGGAGACTTTTGTTCTACAGAAAAAAGATAATCTTCATACGCTTCGACCATAAATTTAGTTCTCTCATGACCATCTAAAGTCTTACAAAAATCTACGGCTGCTTTATTATATCTACTATCAAAAAGCATCTGCATAACCACGATGTGGGAAAAAATGGATGTGGAATTACACCGTGGTTAAGCATTTTTGACAACCAGTTTTAAACCTTTAGCTTGTGCAGCTTTTTTTCTACCGGTACGCCAACACTCCTCGATTTTATCAAGGAATGCTAAACTGAAATTTCCTAAACCAAAGTCATTTCCACAATACAACTGAAACATTAAACTCGTCAGCTCGTCATAAGTCTTTTTATTAGGACTTATTAATACAAGCTTCTGTAGTGCTTGCTCTAATGCTTCTGGACTGCTTTTAGCAGCTCTTTCACCCACAAAAATCTCCTTATTTTTAAGTTAATTTTAGTGTTCGTTGTTAATTGGAAATAAGGTGTTTTGAAAGCCTCACCTTTTCATTTTAGGCTTAGGAATACGTTATATTGTGAATATAAAAATATTTGATTTATGTCAAATATTATTTTTTAGAATTTTCTAACTCTTTTAAAGCTTTAGATAATTTTCTGCCAAGAGCTTTATCTTGTTCATCCAGATTATCACCCAATGCTTTTACTGTTAAACCATTAATAAGTGTTATAATTTCGTTTTCAGTCAGTTTTATCTCGATTGTTTTTCTCATATCTTTTCTAAATAAATGCCCCCAGTCTCCCGGGGGCACACCTAGGATTTTATTTACCATTCAAGAGTTTCTTTCCTTGAATGAGTAAATTCTCTTTCATCTTATCGTAAGGTTTCCCCTCCTTTTTTGCTATCTTCCTTACTTCTTCATCAACTAATTTAGCGATCATGCTTCCAGGTCTTCTAAAACCTGCCTTTCCCATCGCCCTTATCAGAGTGTATGATTCGATATCAACTGCACAAGATTTCCATTTAGTGATGTCCATTGTTTCTCCTTATTCCTGTGTATATTCTCTGGTATCAAAGAAATCAAGAAGATTTATCTTTTTATTTGGCCTTAAACCAGAGTTATATATTTTTTGAAATATCGCTAAATAATCTCTAGCTGATGTTCCAGTTAATAACCATGCCGATTTAGTCTTAATAGCATTTTTAAACCTATCATAACTAAATTTCGAATGCCTATCTGCTATAATATAAGCAGTTACCATTTGTCTCTTAATTCTTCTTTCAGTATTATCCATACCTAAAAGATATTTTTTAAGAGCCATCAGTTGGCTGCCTATCCTATCACAATTAGTAATTCCACCAGCAGGAATTTTAAAATCCCCACGTTTGAATTGCTCGTGAATGTTTCTCCATTTTGAAGTTAACTTTAACAATAAAATTATTGTTTCAGATACAGGTAGACCATACTCTTGCATTTTAGATTTACAAATTTTGTAATCCATTTTGCCTCTGGCACAGTGGTGATGAAGATAATGTTCCATCGACCAATTTTTTCTACCTTGGTTAAGTCTTGCAACATCAAGCGGATCATCAGAATTAATTATGATGTAAGGAACTGTTAAACCTAATTCCTTTCTTGCTTGTAATGTGTGTTGACCATCAACCACTTCTTTGTTTGCGTTCACACGAATAGGATCCATTAAATCCTTATCAGCAATTAATTTTTTTAATTGCTTAACGTGTGCTTCGTCCACAGGTCTATTGCCTCGGACTTTTTTGAACATAGAGTAATCTCTAGTTTCAAAAAATTTATTATTTACTGCTCTTGTCATTTTTTCCTCCTAACTGAAAATTAAATATGCAGCTCCACCAAAAATTAATAATAAAATTTTAGGTGGGATTGTTAATAAAAGAAACAAAATAACCATTTTAATTATCAGGTCGGTCATTTGCCTCCTTCAATTGGTCGTCAATTAACCTGCGTGCAGTTTCTTCGTTTATAGGATATATTGGTATATCCTCGAATCGCATTGCACATTGCTGAAGTTTTTTTAAAGCACCTTGATATTCATCATCTGAATATTCTAAAGGCATATGTCCATCAGCAGCTACTAATGGTATTTGACTAAGTATGTCATCAACTTTAGTTGCCCAGGTATTAAAAACCGTAGAATCTGATTTAGTTTTTAGATTTTGGCTCATCATACCTCCACAAATTAAACTTATTAATGATTTCATTTAAACCATTATGAAATTTAATTTTCCCATTTAGTATATCTTTACATCTTATAGTTTGGTAAACATCACCATTTACTTCAAGTTGTAATTCTTTTGTTGACTCATTAAACTCAACTGAAAAAACATGAGTCATGGTTACAATTTTAGGTTTAACTTCCCACTCGGGTTTTAAAACTAAAGCTTCACCAAGTTTTTCAGCAGCTGTCATTGCAGCTTTCTCTTCTTCTGTTTTCATGATATCCTCTTTGTTATTATTTTTAAAAAACATGCATCTTATATAAACATTTTAATGGGATATGCAAGGAAAAAATGTTATAGGATATTATAGGATTTTATGACTAAATTTGTATTAGTTATCTACCTTTGTAGCACTATTACACAAATGTGCCCCCAAAGCTCTATTCCAGGGTATCAATTTGATAATTATTCTGACTGTGTAGCTACTGGCTATAGGGTTGCTCATAACACCTTTAGAGGCCTTGAAAAGACAGAAGAATTGGATAAAGAGCAGATAGAACGTGAAAAATTAGTAGTTAAATTTGAATGTAGAGAAATAAACCTACCAAAACCACCAAAATTGATAGTTCCTAAATCTAAACCTAAAGTAGTCACATAGTTGCAATGTGCACTTATTTTGATATATAATACTACATGAAGCTATATCGTGTCCAAGCTAGATATAAAGAAATGTATCTTAATAAGATACTAGAGGCGGAAAGCGATAAAGCAGCTCTTGAAAAATTTGCTACAGAAGTAGAATCAGGAGCAATACAAGGAACCGATGAAGGGTTTTATGATCCCGACAGAGTGTACCTTACATTTGAGGAGGTTGATAAAAAAGATGTCAACGTTACAACAAGTAGTTCAGGAGAAACTGAACTTGGAACACAAATGGGCGAAGCAAGCTACGGAGGGTAAAGTTGAAGAAATGAAATGGACTTCAATAAGAATAAGTGACCTGAAGAAGCAAATAGATAATGCTGTCGAACAACTTAAAAAGTTTAGCATAGCAAGTTAAGTAGCCCCAAAAAATTCAATTTATTACCTAGGATATCTATCCGCCAAAAAAAGCTGAAAAGCATTCAGTGTCGCAGCTAGAATTAAACCCCTGCATCCGGTGGTCGTCTACTATTCAATAAAATAAAAAAGTGAAAATTTGCTCGTGGTATAATAGTGAATAAAAAAAAAATAAGGAGCAAAAAATGACAACGTTCTATTGGACACCAAAACTAATAAAAGAACTAAAAGAAAAAGGTCTTAAATTAAAATACTATGAGTATGATCCAAGATTTAAAGACCAGACGATCGAAGAAGTTGAAGATCAATCTCATCAGGTCGACACTGAGGACACTCAGAAGTAATTTTTCTAGTTTCTGAGACATCGTACCAAGTTTCAATAATCCCTGTGTCTTTACATCTAGGACAAGAGATATCTTTACTCTCTGGCTTCACCCCAACTTCTCCCGAGTGCAACGTCAACCTTGAAGGGGACTTTGAGATTTTCGATGGCATTTTCCATTACCTCCTTCACTCCCACTATATCATTTTCATTTTCAATAGAAAAGCATAATTCGTCATGAATTTGGAGGAGTGGTTGATAACCTTTTTTATAACAATTAATCATAGCTTGTTTAGTTTGATCAGCAGCAGAACCCTGAATTAATCTATTTAAAGCCTTATAAGTAAAGGCTCTTCTAATATTATTGCCATAAATAGCTTTAGCTTCCTCATATTGCATTGCTTTATTCATTCCGAAGGTAGCAGGCTCCCACATGTCAAATCGGCATTTACGACCCCTTATTGTGCGAATAAAGCCATATTTTGAAGCGGAATTAGTAACTTCTGTAGCTAATCTTTTAACAAAAGGAACTCTAGTGTTGTATTTACCTAAAAGGTTTTCAGCATCTTCTTTTGATATACCTAATTCTCTAGCTAATTTAGCTTTCCCCATTCCATAAAATAAACCAAGATTAATTGTTTTAGCATGAGTTCTACTTATTCCTGCCATATCTGCCACAATTTGGTGGAAGTCTGCAGCTTCATTTTTATAGGCTTCAATAAAATCATCTGCACCTGTAAATTTTTCATCAACACTAGCAGCATAATGAGCAACTAATCTAGGTTCTTGTTGTGAGTAATCAAAACTACCCCATTGTTTTCCTTCTTCTGGTAAAAATAAACTTCTAATTTTATCTCCATATTCTTTATTTCTTGCTGGTATCTGCTGGAGGTTAGGAGTTGAATATGATAATCTTCCTGAAACCGTTCCACCTTGGTCGGATCTTAGTTGGTTTATTTCAGCATGAATTCTTCCTTTGTGAACAAACCTTTGAATGGAGTCTATGAATGTTGAATGAAATTTATTTATTTCTCGTGCTTGTCGTATTAGTTGCGCTATCGGGTTATCACAGTTCACTAGCCAGTTTTGGGTAAAACTTGGTTCTCCGGTTTTCGGTGTCCGTGGGTAATCAACACCTATTCTATCAAACACCTGCGCTACAGATCTTGCAGCCCAAATGTCCACGTCTAAAGTAGTTTCTTTTTTAATTTTACCTAATACCTCAAACTCTTTACCTTTAAATTCTTTTTTTAATGCATGAGCTTTTTCTTCATCAACTCTTATTCCTCTCATTCGAGTATCAATTAAAATAGGTAACAGCTCCATTTCCATTTCCCACACATCATGTAAACTTTGTTTAGAAATTTCTGTTTTAAAACGTTGCCATAAACGTAAAGTTAAACCTGCATCTTGTTCAGCATAAAACCCTACATAACCTGCGGGTAGTTTCCATAAATCTGCTTTAGGATCAATTCCCCATTCCTTTGCTTTTTCATTTAAAAAAGTTTCATTTTTAATTTCACCAAGATAATCTTTCGCACAAGAATTTAATGCAAAGCTAAATCTATTTTCATTAATTAAAGCTGCAGCTATCATTGTGTCAACTATAGGCCCTTTGACTTGAAATCCATTTATTTTTAACCAACCTACATCATAACTGGCATTATGAAAAATTTTAGTTGCTGGAGTGTTAAGCACGTCTTGCATCCAGGCTGTAGTGACAGCCATGTCCATATTACCACCTGCGTCATGATGAATTGGAAAATACCATTGCTGGTCATAAGCAGCTACTGCAAATCCAACTATATGTCCATCAAACGTAGGCCATCCTGCACCTTTAGTTTTAATATTTGGATCTTTAGTTTCTAAATCTATAGCTATTTCTTTTGCGTTTGAAAGATCGGGGTACTCGGATGGGCATACCCAATCAGAATCATTATAAATAAAATTTAATTGATGTGTCATTTATCTACTACCCAAAAAAAAGCGTTTAATGTAAGTCTGCCATTTTCAATGTCTTTTCCATAATTTCCTACCGAACTATGGTTTATTTGAGCATCATAAAAAACTGCTCGGTTCTTTACAAATTTAGATACAATAGTTTCTTTTTTTTCTTCGTCATAAAAACAAGTTCCAGAATTTAAATTAGTTTCTGATAAGTTAATAACCATAGCATAATCTACATCATCATCTTTATGAATCCAATCTGTAGTTTCTCCCACTCTAAGATGAACAGAAAGATTTACTTTCCATTTTAAACCAGAAATTATATGACCTATTTTTTGATTAAATTCTTTTAAAAATAAAAAATAAATTGGTTGGGTTGCAACTTCTGTATGTAATAATTTACTTCTCTTACCAGGCCAATATTGATTCTTATAATTAAAATTATTTGTTAATTCTTCCTTTGTATATAAGGGTACAGTTTTAAAAAAACTTTCAAATTGATCAAAATAATCAAAAAAATTGTCCTTTATAAAAATCAATTTTTCCTCTTTAAATAAAAATTACCCGAAATTGTAATCATCACTAGAATAAAATGGGTATACATAATGTCTTTGACCAGATTCAAATAGTAAACCCGTTCCGTTCCAAGTTTTATCTACTGGAACAGCTAGTTCAATGTTTTGATGATAATCGTCAGTGTAATGAATAAAATTAAAATTCCCATTCTTAGGTTTCTCCCTCATTGAAGGAGGAGCAAATTTATCTTCTTCTTCTCGGGTAAATGGAATTGATAAAAAAACTACAAAAGAAAGAATTCCAGCATGCTTGTGAATTGGGTTGAATTCATTTTTTTTCTGAAAGTTTACCCACACATCCCCTAACTTAATATCAAAGGGATAATCTTCTATTACTTTACCATCATGTGTGCGATGTTTAGGTTTTTCAATATCATCATAAAAATGACCTATTTCCTGAACTCTTCTTGCAAAAATAGGACCTTCATTTAATATACTAAAAAAATAATTTTTTATTTCTTCTGTTACATTTAATTGGTATTCTTCTTGAATGTGTCCTACTAATCTATTGTTATATTTAATCTTAGCTTCTTTGCATTTTTCCCATAATATTTTTTCTATCTTTGGGGGCAATTTAAAAGATTGTGCTAAGGTTTTTTTAGGGCTTTTTATTATCATCTTTAATTTTTAAAATTTCTAGCTCGCAATAATGAATTATTTTTTCTAAATCTTCTACTTTATTTTTAAATAAATATCTACACACATATTTTACTACGTTCCCTTGAAAGAACGAAAGATTATTTTTAGATATAAATTCATAAGGTTGAATTTTAAAATTTTTATAATGAGCTCCCCCAACCTGTCTTTCCTGCGGGAAGGCATCATTAAATATATCTTTGTTGGTCATGATTTGCCTCGTATTGTTTAAAATATTTCCCTAATGGAAAATTATATTGATGATAGGTGCCTAATAAATGAAGAGTTTGCTTAGATCTGGTGGCACCTGTATACCATACCCTAAGTTCTTTTATTTTTTCTGATACATTTTTCTTTTCAAAATGAGAGGGAAAATTACATTTACTAGAAAGAACTACATTATCAGCTTCTCCTCCTTTTACTTGATGTATAGTATCTATGATAATTTTAGGTGGTTTAGTAAGATCTACACCCTCTTGCATTAATTTTTTAAAATATTTTTTATCTTTATCTTTAAATTTTCTTTTAAATACTTGATTCCATGATCCTTTTTCATCACGCATACCACACCTTAAATGTAATTCATCAAATGTAAACACTTGATTTGGATGTGCAAAACTCCACTTTTTACTGTCCTGTGACCGGTATCCGTGGTCTATATTTAACAAATATTCATACATGGTGCATGCTTCTTGTCTTGTAATAGAACCTCCCGCACAAATTTTTTCCCAATATTCAATAGCTAAAAATTGCGATGGATCAAAAGATTTATTACCTTTTACGTCCTGGTAATACAAAGACAGGTTACGTGCCTCCTGTTGGAGTTCTTTTTTTACATCATTAATTCTAGCAAGAACCATCCAGTCACCTTCTAAATCCCAAGGTACTTTTTTTAAAGAATTCCATTTATGAACGCTACCTTCTTTTTGATTCGAATAAAACTCTTTTTGAACACGATTATTCCCCATACTATTTAAAAGACCTTTAGAAAATAAATGTATATTTTTATTAAGTCTTACTGATTTTTTTAAAACTAATGATTTGCCTGGAAATTTTTGGAATAGGGCTACGTCAGCACCATTCCATTCATAAATAGCTTGATCGTCATCACCAGCTATATAAATTTTATCTACTTGTTTAGCTATTTTAACCACCATATCCCACTGTAAAGGTGTAAGATCTTGAGCTTCATCAACCATTAAAACTTTAAAAGGAATTACTAAACCATCTGTAATATATCTTTCAATCATGTCTGTAAAATCTAACCTGTCCGGTGTCCGTTGTCCGTTTTCCATTTCCATTGTTTTAAATTTTTCGTAACCCGCAATAATAGATTTAAACTGCTGAAGTCGTACAGCTTTTCTAGATTGCTGTTTATACAACCACACAGGATCAACCTTCATGTTTCTAGATCTATCGTAAATTTGTAATGACCAGTTGTTATAAACTTTAGCATCATCATAATTATCTTTATAATTAATTTTTACAGTTCCATATTGAGTATGAAACATTAGAAGGTCTGCTTTAGGGTCTAATACAGGAATCTCACCAAACTGTTGTCTAGCTAAAGAGTGTAAAGTTCTAAAGTATTTAAAATCATCTTCATCATATTCTTTAAATTTTTTTCTAACTCTACTAACACATTCGTCCACAGCTTTATTAGTAAATGATATGTAACAAATTTCATCGGGTGAATACCCTTTTTTTAAATAACGTTGAACACGTTTTAATAAATTTTCAGTCTTACCTGTACCTGGTGGTCCAAATATTTTAATTGTCTTCCCACGCAGCTTTTGGTTTAGTGAATTTGACATCTTTGTTTTTATGCTCCATTTGTTTTGGTAAAGCCACCACCCAATGCCTGCTATCTATACCTTGGAATTTTTTCTTTGGCTTTGCTCCACCTTGTTCTAAAAATCTTGTGCATTCTTTTTCGTTCCAATTATAACCTAATTTTTTCATAAAAGATCTAAACGTTTCTAATTTAAATCGCATTTCCGAATCATCCCGCCATATATTATCAGAATCTATTTGATCAAATTCAGTTGTATCTTCAACATCTTCTAAAAATCTAGCCATCCTGTTGTTAAATACATCGTCTCTTTCTTCAACTGCATCAAATCCTTCCATATCTTGTTTATTAGTTACAAGTTCTT